TACCTTTAAACTCATCTTTTTGTTTTCCAGAGTTTCACCCCCACGACCGAAACCGTTTGATTCGGTTTAAACTTAAGTACCGTTTTTGGGGAACTTCTTTAGAAGGTACACGACAGGTATACACATATACAGAAATCTTAACTGACGATGTTATTGAAGAGTACATCAATGACGAACTAATCGATTCTCGCCCTAATCCACTAGGAACTATCCCTGTAGTTCATATGCCTAACATTAGAATTTCAGGCTCACCATGGGGACTATCTGACTGTAATGAAATGATTTCTTTAAACCGTGCATACAATGAAACCGCTACTGATATTGCAGACATCATTAACTATCACGCTGCTCCTGTAACAGTAATCATTGGAGCTAAAGCATCTCAGCTTGAAAAAGGCGCTAATAAGGTGTGGGGCGGTCTACCAAAAGATGCAAGGGTAGAAAACCTAGAAGGTGGCGGACAAGGTCTAAAAGGCGCCATGGAATACATGACTATGTTAAAGCGTGCTATGCACGAAATGACTGGTGTTCCAGAAACTGCTTTAGGTCAATCACAACCTATTTCAAATACCTCTGGTGTAGCACTAGCTATCCAATTCCAGCCTTTGATGAATCGCTATCACCAAAAGATTGTTCAATACGCATACGGATTAGAACGAGTAAACGAACTTATTCTTCGTAACTTAGCTGTTAAAGAGCCAGAAACATTTACTTGGAATCCCGATAGAGACACAATTCCTAAGCCAGACCAACTTCTCCAGTTGGACCCTAACGACCCAGATACTTACAGAACGTACGTACATTTCCCACCACCACTACCACTAGATAAACTTATTATTCTTAACGAAATTCAATCTATGCTATCTCTAGGATTAGAGTCTAAAGAAGGCGCACTTAGAGCTCTTGGTGAAGAGTTCCCTTCAGAAAAAATTCAAGAAATTAGACAAGAACTCATTGACGACGCCAAGGCAGACGGCGCACTTAAACTTGTTCAAACCGAAATCGCTAATGAGATTATGACCTTAACAGGCATGGTCCCAGGACCTGACGGTTCTGCTGCTCCGCTCTCACCTGAGCAAGCAGCGGGTATGGCTGCTGGCGGAGGCTCTCCTGCCCAGACACCATTGTTGGACGGAGATGTAGTCGCAGGACTACAAATGGGTGAACAAAGTATCCGCTCTCGACTAGTAACCGAAGCTTATGGAACAAAGATTCCACAACGTCGTGTACCAGAAGAATACGAAAAATAAAGCACTATAGGCTGAAATTTTTTGTAAAACGCGGAAAAATGTATGTGTAAAACCAAGAGACGGTCATTTGTGCTACGAGGCTAAAACCTCATTCGAAAAAAGACCCAGAGAACATAAAGGACGTATATGGAAACTCAAACAGAAGTGCTTGCTGAAGCCTTTGAAGCTGAAGCAAACCAAGCTCCAACTATTGTAGACGCTGGCGTTGACGCGCCAACTGTTAAGACTACAAAGACTACTGATTCATCTAAGTTTTATACAGACGATGATTTAGCAAAGGTTCGTAGACAAGAGAAAGACAAGGTGTATCCGCAAATTGAAAAGCTAAAATCTGAACTTGAAGAAATCAAGTTACAGAGAGAAGCCGAACTTGCGGCCAAGCAAGCAGAGAAAGAGGCACAGGACGCTGAAGAGCGTGCTCATCATTCCCGAACTTTTGGACCTTGTTACGGGTAACACCCAAGACGAGATTAACGCGAGTATTAACAGTCTAAAAGACCGTTCAACTCGTATTTTAGAATCAGCGCAGCAGGCTATGCAGTCCGCTCGCAAAGAAATGACTGGAAGTCGCGTAACAGCGCCTCCAACCGGACCACTGGACATTAATTCGGAGCAACGTAACTTTACAGCTGATGAAATATCAGCTATGCCGATGAACGAATACGCAAAATATCGCCAAAGACTTTTGAGTCCAAAAGCTCAGGGTCAAGGCTCGGGATTGTTCGGCTAAACCCCCAAATCCAAATTCCAACTAAGGAGTATAACTAAATGGCATCTGGTATTACGGGTACCGGCAATCTAGCCGCAGCCCCAACAGCCTATTCAGGTACCAACACACAGTTGACTCAAGCGATTCAGCAAATCTGGTCAAAGGAAATCCTTTTCCAGGCAATGCCAATCCTTCGCTTTGAGCAATTCGCAGTCAAGAAGACTGAACTTGGTGTTGCACCTGGTCTTCAAATCAACTTCCTACGTTACAACAACCTCGGCTTTGCTAACGCACTTGTCGAAGGTGTACGTACGGAGAAGACCGTTCTGGTCTTTCTGCTGCTAATGACTGGTACGGCTACGGAACTGTAGGCACAACTCGTGCAAGCATGACCGGTGCATTCAACATGACTCCTCACGTAGTCAAGGATGCAGTTGAGACCTTGTCAACCAAGAACATTCCACGCTTAGGTGAGACCTATGTGGCATTCGTTCACCCTCACCAATCACGTCGTCTACGTGACGTTCCTGAGTTCATCGAAGTAACGAAGTACGCCGCTCCTGGAAACTTCATGCTTGGTGAAATCGGACGTCTATACGACTGCGTATTCATCGAAACCACTCAGGTCCGCAAGGTCGCTGGTGGTGCTGGTACTTCTTACTCAGCCGATACTGCTACAACTCCAACAGTTACAGCAGGCGGCGGATATATTTCACCAGCTGAATTTACCGGTAACGGTGGTTCAGACCGCTATGACTCTATCTTCATTGGAGATAACGCATTCGGTCACGCAATCTCTCTACCAGTTGAGCTCCGCGATGGCGGTATCCTTGACTTCGGTCGTGAGCATGCACTTGCTTGGTACTCAATCTTCGGTCTTGGTCTAATTACTGACCAGGCTGTAGTTATTGCAGAAACCAACTAATTTAAAAAGTTCGGGGGCGGGCCTAAAAACCCGCCCCTAACCAAAAACAACAGATACTAAATCGGAGGATATAACGTGGCTAATAATAGACCGAAGGCGACTGATTACACAGGACGCCAGCGAGAAGCCCTTGCTAAAGAATTTGCTGAAGAGCAATCAAAGCGTGCAGGTGAAATGTCTCTAGCTACTGCGGAAGCGCAGTTCAAAGCAGAGAACGAAATCATCGACGCAACAAAGCCAAACCGTCTAACCACTATCGTAGTTGATGAAGTTAAAACAACTGGAGCAGTTGGAAACGACACAGTAGTTATCCGTGTTACAGATGACATTGAAAACATGACTTTAGGTGCAGGAACTAGCTATACGTTCAAAGTTGGTAACAAATATTCTGTTACTAAGGACGTTGCAGCTCACCTTCAGGAAAAAGGATACGTGGCTCAGATTCTCTAAACGCACGATTAGGCGGGGCAGCGGGCGCTATTTGTAGCCCGCTGTTTCGTTTAACCAGTTTTTAAACCTGCTACACGGCACCATTAGAGTAGCCTGTTATGCGTGAATAAGGAGTAAATGTGGCAACTCTTGCAGACCTAGTATCTAAGGTCCGTATGGAGCTTGGTGACCAACCCAAACAATTCACGAAGACTTTCACAGGTGACGGAAGTACCGTAGATTTTGTTCTTGGCGTCAAGCCCGTTGATACATCAACACTATTAGTGACCGTAAACGGTGTCGCTAGAGCTAACCCAACTCATTTTACTATTGAAGCTCAACACGGAGTTATTCACTTCGTAACAGCTCCTGCTAATAACGCAGTTATTACTGTGACAGGAAGCGTCTTC